CTAGCTGTAACTTCCAAGTCGCCCTTGATAGATTTATCAAAGTCAAACTGCATGTTGAAGCTGAAGAAAGCTTTACCCAAAGGAGCTAACAAATAATCATCAACATTCTTGATGATGGTTTTAACGCTGCCTGAAGCAGCATTCATCAACATAGAAATGCCAGAGGCTGTTCTACCTACACCGCTAACACCTGTCTGTCCATGTGCAAAGGAAGGCATACCTGTTGACTCATCAGCAAGTTGTCTTGCTTTATCAAACAGTTGCAAGTTCTCCGCAGCCACATTAGGAAACTTAGTTCCGAACAAGCTTTGACCGGGAGCACCACCCTGTCTTCTAAACACTTTACCCGGATAGACAGCCATGTCTTGACCGGGAACGAGATTGGTTTCATCAACCTCGAATACAAGGTTGCCCGACAACACCGCATTATCTACAGCCATGCGCATAAAACCATTCATGAGGGTCTGGGTGTCGTCCATGTTTTCGGCAACACCAATGCCAAATAGAGAGTAGGGGTTTAGTTCGCAAGGAGCAGCGTAATACGGAATGTTGGCGGGCTTAAACGGATTCAATACTAAACGAATCACTTTATCATTGCAGAACCATACATTGGCTTGCAACTCCTTAGCTTCCAACAAAGCTTCAGGAACATCAATGTTATTATCTTGCAGCAACTTAACATCCACATTGCCCCAATACTCTAACACTTCAAAGCGGTCTATCCCCAAGTTGGGAGCATAGTCTCTTAAGTCATCTTCCCAATACTTCTTAACATACGAAGTACCTTGCTCAATAACTTCTTCAATTACATTGCTTCTAAAGTGTGGACGATTCTTCAAAGCTCTAAGCTGTGTAGCACTAAGCTTGTGACGCTCAATAATATACTGAGCTTCTTCCATGTTGTTAGCATCAGGATCAGGATAGAAGTTCCAAACAGATACATGAGATGTCTCAGGTACTGTCTTCATCTCAGGCTTATAAGTACCTTCTTCATCCCAGCTAGGATATTCCTTGGTCTTAGCAAATGGACCCTTCATGATGCCTGTACCAAACAGAGCCATCTCAAAGGCAGTAGAACGCAGATGCTTGTTAGCACCACTCTCGTCCAACTGGTCATGTATCTTCTTCTCCATCTTCTTAGCTGCAACCATTGCAGGATGGAAGGTGATAGATGAAGGAGTAACACCCGGACCTTCTTTCAATCCCTTCTGATCTTTGAGTTGCTCTGTCAAAGGACCAAGCTTTTCCATCAAAGATGTTAAGGTAGCACCGGGAGGTAAATCTTTACCATCACCTTTGTAACCAAAGGGAGAAGCCATCTCTGGCTCAGCGCCTTCTGGTGCTTTAGGATCAATATGTACAGAATCAACCACACCATCTGGCAACACAGTGGGATCAACACTTAAAGGAAACTTGTTATTGGCAAATAACACATCAGTGATTTGACCATATGCTGCAAGCACCTTGGTCTTTGTCACCTTAATAAACACACGAGACTTCTCTGTTTCAGTAAACTTTACTTCAGGTCCATAGATGCCACGATAATTGCGATAGGCTTTCAACCATCTATCTTCATCTTTCCTACGGCTCTCTTCAGACTTTGTATATCTCTCATTTAAGAAAGTTAAAAGAGCATCACCCCTGAATGGAGCTTTTTCATTCTCTTTCTCATCCCCTAAACCAATGGACTTATCATCCATAAAATTATTAGTTGCCATAAATACCCTTTAATACCCAAATGTGGGATCTGCCATCCTCATCCCAGAGCCAGCAGAATTTAATGGATTGTAATCGAACAAACTACTTCTAGGTCTGCTCATCACACCATAACGAATAGCATCATATAAGTGATCTTCAGCTTTAGTATCAATATCCTCTGGGTTCTTTTTGTCCAATGGGATGATGGGTAGCTGAGCAATCGTATTTACACAGTTGCTTGTTATAACTAGTCTTGGTTGTTCTGTAAAGGGGTCAGTCTGAAGTCTTCTATGCAGCTCATTCTTACCCGCCACCCTACTTCCAGCACTTCTATCCGCTGGCCTCCACCTACAACCCTCTGCAATCATCTGTTCTGCCAGTGATGGGCCTGTATCACCACGCTTATGCCAGCAACTACTGTCCAATACACCATACCGAAGAGGACCATCGTTCTCTTCAGCCCTCATAATTAGATGGGCAAGGTCTTTGGCAAGTACTTTGCTAACATATAGTTCACGATAGATGACCAATTGTTCACTTGGAGACACAGCAAACCACACAACAGCACTATAGCTACCATATCCATAGTCACAAGCCCTAAATTTAGTCCAATTACTTGGTATGTGGAACGGTTCCACCACATGAATCTGCCTATTAAACTCAGGAAACGCTGCACCTTCAGCAATATCCCAATTACCTTCAAGCAATTGCTTGCGTTGATGCTCAGGAAGAGACAACAACATGGTTTCGTAGTCACCAGTCTGCATCAAGTAGGGGTTATCCGTCAACATAGCAGGGATAAACCTACGCTTGAACAGTGGTTGTCCCTCTTTGCTGTGTCCTTTGGGATACACTAGGGTGGTTCCACTCTCAATATCAGTGGCATCGAAGGCTTTACCCGCTGGAGAAGGGTCAATAAACATCTTCTTCACCCAAGCATGACCCGGACCACCCGGATTGGTAGTAGCTCTCATGAAGATTGGTAGGTCAGACGCTGCTGTACGCAAGCGAGAACGCATATAGTTCCACGGAAATGGCGTATGCCACTGCGTCAACTCATCAAAACCAATCCAGCTAAACGCCAAACCCTGATATCTCAACACATCTTCGTCTCTATCAAGGTAAGACATCCATAGTCTAGCCCCTGACGGTGCTTCCCATTGCATCTTTCTCTCACTCCACTTGATGCCGGGATATATCTTTGGATAAAGCTCTTGGCTTTTCCAGATGAGTTCTCGAAGTTCTTCTGTTGTGTGACGCAACAGTAGCCCAGAAAACTGCGGATGCACCATATATCTCAGTGGATCTGCAAGCATGGCATAAGATTTACCACCACCAGCAGCACCACCATATAACACTTCCCTCTCTGACGATGCTAAGAAGAATGTTTGAGGCCCGGGGTTGGGCTTAAACAACACTTCTCTCTCATCAGCTATCGGTAGCGGTGTCTCCTCCGAGCTTGCTATCGATATATTGGGTAAGCTTGCTGTAGCTTTCTGACTCGAAGTATCCGGTTTGGTCTTCTTTGCCGAGCCTCTTTTCGTACCTCTGCGCTTGCTCAAGGGCTTTTTGGAGCCTTCGGGCAAGGTTGCGGTAAGTAGTGGATTTGTATCCGTGTTTTCGCTCACTCTTTATTCTCTTTAAAAGACCAACATGACTAATCTCTCTGCCACTCACCTTAGTCAACCAAGCAGCTACCTGCCTAGAAGGATATTGTTTTAGATGTTTCTTAGCTTTTTCTAACGCTTCAAGTTCTGCAGGTATTGGCTGCAAGAGGTCTGGATCTGTTTCATCTTGTCTGTAACCAAAAGGTATAGTTCTACCAATCTTTGGTATGGGTACATATGTTTCCTTATCTCTAGGTTGGGGCAATATCCAAGCCCCTAAGTCTCTCTCACTCACTTCTGTCTTTTGCAGGTAAGATCATGATTCCTGATGGAGCCTCTACCTGCACCTTCTCTGTTTTAACCAAGCCAGCCCTGTCTAACAAATCCTTAGCAGCGTTGAGCTTCTCTTTCAAGCCCAGCTCTGTAGGGTCAGCAATGCCACTCACAACAGCCATAGCAGCTCTAGGAGCGTTCATAGCGATGTAGAGCTGGGTAGCCTCAATCACTTCTTCTTTGAGCGTGTCCATGATAGCCTTAGTAGCATAGCCTTCGCTATAGCCAGCAAGCTGCCTAGCCTTGGCTGGATTACCACCAGCCTCAGCAAATAACACCTCAATGAATTTCTTCTGCTGTTCGTTTAGTTCTCTCTTAGCCATAATTAAAATAGTCCTTGTTCATAATATTCTTCTACAGATACGGTGGTGGACATGGTGCTACCAGCCTCAGGTGTCACTATCAAAGTGTCACCGGGATTGAGGACTAGGTAGCTACCATCCAATTTGAGATAGCCGTTTGCAGAAAGAACATAACCACCCACAATGTAATAGTTTGCACTTTCACTATGATCATGCCATTGAATAGATACAATTTTGTTATTGCCTCCATGATTG